CCCACAATATTCTTGGGCGTGTCAATTTCACAAAAATTCAATCCATTCACAACCTTATCATAGATTGCATTAATCTCGTCTACACTCTTACCATATTCCTTATATTCATACACCTTATACCACAACTGCTTCAATGCATAGAACTTCACATTGAGAGCCTGAAGGTGAATAAAACCACATTCTTTTACAGGTGAGTCTGGGAGATTGATAGGAGGGGTTCGGGGAGTATGATACCGACCTTTTGATTCGTCGAACTTGCCCGTATGCTTCATCGGGAAAATGAAGTCGCGATAGTTGTGTTCATATTCAGGGTCTTGACGAATCTTATTCAACGAACCCACCACGTTGTACTGATAAAGAAAGACATGTATATCTAAAGCCTGCTCGACTAACCAGTCAAAGTGCAGCAAGAAAGACTGCGACAGTAGTTCATCGGTGTCAATTGAAATGACAATATCAGCATCTTTACTTCTACTATATTCGAGCATCGTAGAACGATTTTTGGCTTCATGGAAGGTGTCAGTAACAGGCGAAAGAATTGTCGCCTCCTCACCGAGAAAATCATCAATCACTTCTGAAGTGTTGTCGGTCGAGTTATCATCAAGGAAAACAAATTCGTCTATAGGATATTCCTGCCAGAAAGGCAGAACATGTTCCAAAAGAATAGCTTCGTCTTTCACTTGGCAGTTGGCATGAACCTTCATAATTCTAAATCGAAATTCTTCGCCTTTCGTTCATAGAACAATTTCTCATCAAAATCGCGCCACTCCTTATTATCATTATCAATATATAGCTGATCGTAACCACGCTTCTGCCCATCATATCCATGTGACTGCATCCAATCAGGATGCTGATGTTCAAACAAAACGTCTGGGCTAAACGAAAGTCGGTCTAGTAAATCAGCCACTTCTGTAAATTCAGCATCACACCAAAGACTCTTGTATTCAGGATAATACAAATAATCAAATCGGTCATAGTAAGGTTTTCCCATAATGCAAAGTGTATCAGTCTCTCGATTATGACCATCGAAAAACCAGACAACACCATCACCATCATCAAAACAAACCTCCATCTCTTCTGCGATTCTATCATCCCAACCGGTGTACACAGGAATCATATCATCCGATGGCTGCATGAGAATATCATAGTCTGGAGCTTTATCCATATCGCGGTTTACAGAACCAATCTTACCTGCACGCTCATCAAAGTAATATGAAAGATTATTATACGACTCAAGGCGCTTAATGGCATCTGGATTGTTCATTGTCTCATCGTCCGTATCACAAGAAACTAGATAATGACAATTATGATCGCCTGACTGTTTTTCCACGAATGAATCCAACACCGTAAAGAACTTCTCACATCTACCGCGGGTTGGGAACTTAACTAGCAAGTCCATTCTGAATCTCCCTAGTATGGATACTTTTGTCGCTTAGGGCGAGAGTCGAATTCAGACTTCACACTATTAAGTATCGAAGTCCATTGGGCTGCTCGCATATCCCAGCTATAAAAATAATTATAATATATTGATTGTAGTTTTAGAATTTGCTGAAGGGCTGGTTCCCAATACTGGTCAAGTGCGCTATTCAGAATTCCCGCATACCTCTGAGCATGAACCGAAGGATCTGATTCCCAATTATACATCCATGCATAGTCAGTACAGGTTTCAGTCAATGCGCCATAATTAGGAACAACAGCCAAAAGCCCTGCGGCCATTGACTCAATTGCAACGCAGCATGAGCTTTCAACATATGTAGATGGGTATGCAAGAATATGGCTCTTGGTTAAAGCCCCACGAATCTCATCGTTTGAAACCGTGCCATAGTAATTAACCGATTTGAGTTCACCCAATCGGTCATACAATTCTTGAAACTGTTTGTCTTGTTCTTCCCAACCATAAATCTTGAAGCTGGAATATACGTCTACTTCAAAATCATCGCGCTGGGTTTCTAGATGCCGAATGGCCGATTCTAGAACATGAAGCCCACGATGTGGAGTTGAAAAATACACAAGGCGAAGTTTCTCATCCTTAGGTTTTTCGTGCGGATCAAAACGCTCACAACAATTCTTTAGTACCACACCATCTTCGTATGGAACACCTAACTTCATATGATACTGTTGCTGTTGCCAATTGCTATTGAATACAATCTTGGCGAATCGTTCGCGAGAAGATGCGTCTTTAAGATGCTCTGACTCTGGGTCTTCTGGTAGATCCTGAAGCCAAAGAATGTTGGGCTTGTCGGGATCAATAAATTCGTCACGCACGCGCGACATGATAAAATTGAAATTGTTCCAAAGCTCGGGGTCGAGTCGGGACTTCAAGCCCTCAAGCATTAACTCAGTACCACCTTTAGCCTCTTTATGAACTGCGTTTTTCTTTAATTCGTCCTCGTCAATTACAACTCCAGAGGCATCACCAGAAGTGATTTTAAGCTCAAATGGACTGTCACTCATTATTATTCATCTCCAAAAAATAGGGGCGACAGCAACAATGCCGCCGCCCCCGATTCATGCTCCAAACGAGAACAAGAATGTTATGGTTTAGACGTTAGAGTCCATACCATAACGGGCCGTGCTGGTTGCAGTCGGCTCAGACCATACTTCATGGTTGCCATAAGCCTCGACCGTGCCCTTGATGTGCGAAATAAGAGCGCGGAAGTTCTGCACGCCAAAGCGAGCGCGGGCTTCAGCAGCCGTAAGGGTCTTTCCCTCGGCGAGGTAGTCGGTTACCCGACGTGCCTGACTATTAGTACGAAATGCCATTATAAAGGCTCCTTCTATTCTCGGTGGTCAATTCAAAATTTTAAAGCAATCACCGAAACTTGCGATAAAAATGTCTATTATTATATAGCAGACAACTAGAGCGAGTTAGGGCTCCATTTTACTTTTATTGAAATTGGTAAGCAACTTAGGACAAAGAACCTTCACCATAACCACCAGAGTGGTTTTCGATCCAACTTGCCAAGTCTTCATACCCACCAATCAACTCATCACCATCAAAAATCTTGGGTACAGTTTTCGGCATCTGGTGTTTCTCAGCCAAAGTGTAGAATTCTTCTTTGGAAAGTTTACCCGGAATCTTAATCTCCTGGTAAGAAAAACCATGAGTCTTCAAAAGATTCTTTGCCTTTACACACCATGGGCAACTATCTTTTGTAATGATTCGTATCATTATGATACCCAAAAATTAATATAGCGGCTACCATCCTCATCAGTCGATTCTTCATATTCAATGGTCTTGGAATTGCCATACTGATCGGGAGCTTCATATCGAGTTTTCATCTCAGTCTTCCAGTGTTCGATATTATCTTTGGTCGTGTTCTCAGCCAGAACATAGACTCCACTAACTCCAGTTTTTGTATCTCGGGCCATAATTATCCATTCTCCTTTTCAATTAATTTAGTTACAATATATTCCAAAATAGCTACGAAAAACCATATACTCATGAAAAGTAGCAGTACCCGCCTTGAACTGCTGCACAAATATTCCATAATCGCTTCCACCAACTACACCGTTGGCATCAAAATCCCACTCCCAACACTCGTCACCATAAACTTCTCCATTGCTCATTTCACCAGAAATGCCTGATGGAATATGCCTCAATAGAATGGTAATTTCCTTTATGTCACTATACGGAAGGACTGTTGCAATGACATGCCTCCAGCCATTAAACGCAGGCCAAAACACAGACCCGGCGGGCGGGTCAATAGTTGTTATCAGCACATCGTCCTGATAAATGTCAATTTCATAATCGGTCAGTGTTCCATCCACTTGACGATCATGTAGAAAATTCGACACAAACTGCAAATGATGATTCATCGCTGATGCCGGAGTAGCGGCCATTATGATAAATGTCAGAACTACGACAAATAGGCTTCTCATAGAGTTCTCCTTGCGGAGTATTTATGATATAAAATCTTTCGTTTTTGCGTGGCAAAGTTTGTCGATTGTTGATTTAATAATAAAAGAAACCGCAGGGTCTTGAGGACCTTGCGATTTCAATTGCTTGAGTATTTCTCGTATGTGAGCATGTAGCTCTGGCGTTAATGGCATGTATTATCCTTTTGGTTTTCTAAAAAATGGTCGGGGCAGCAGGATTTGAACCTGCGACCCTCTGCTCCCAAAGCAGATGCGCTACCAAACTGCGCCATGCCCCGAAATTTCTGTCTGCGCCTAAGCCCATTGGGTGCGCCTCCCGTGTTGGGCTTTGATACTAACTACATTGTATTTTTCCTTTCACTACGCCCCGCTGGGCTTTCCAACATTCTCGACAACCTTGACCCGATTGAAGACTGTCTCCTTGCCGCCGTGATAGTCATTAATGCTATGGCGCTTTGGAGTCATCTTCGCAAGGAAACATTCATTCACCTCTGCCACAGCAGAATCGCTACTGAAAAAGACCCCGAGATTTCCCTTGCGGTCTTTGATCTTGTAGATATAGCAACCAACATTGTCGCTATAAGTCTTGCCGATCAGCTTGACGAAAAACTCTGCGCGCTTCTTGACCGAACCCATGTATTCAGAAGTCGATGCAGATTCCTTGGCTTCGGCTTTCTTCACTTCGCGATTGGCTGCACGATCCATGGTCGCATAGACACAAGCCACGAAGCCGAAGTCGGATTTGGTAATCATGCTAGGAGCAACATTGCGATATCCGCCATGAGACAACAATCTCATAGAACGATCAAAGTCGCTCTCGGAAGAAGTCGGGCCCTTGTCAGTAAGAGCCTTCAACCACGCCATGGCTTTCCCGGCCAAAATCCGGTCATCATCAGTGACCAGGTCCGTGGCGCCCTCGCCGCCGACGGCAGAATTCAACCAAATTCCGAGAGTTCTAGAAGTCGGATGGCGACCAGAAGTCGCAGACTCCTTCTTAGAAATATATCCGTGAGTACGAATAATTGCCGCCGTAGCTTCCAGGGCAATCTCCAACGGATAAGTTTCAACGGGTTTACGAGCCAATGAGTTCCCTCCCAAGGATTTCAAAATTCAAGTCGTTGGTCTTGCGAATCCAGCGCCAGTCCGGACCCCACTTTTCACACGCAGAGCAGTTGCAATCATCGGCGGCGAGAAGAAGCCCAGGAGCGCCATCAAGACACACCGCGGAATCTGATTCTCGCACGGCAATCCAGCGGTCTCCGTGTTCTCGGACACGGTTTTTACCGTGCCGGGTCTTTCCACGCAAAATGACGATTTCCATTCTTTAACCTCTATATAGAGTATACCCCAGATTCGCCATGCTGTCAATAGCTTAGACGAAATAATATGATCTCTAAGTGCTTGATTTTAAAGGGCTTTTGGTAATAATTCATTTTTTTATGTCTGCTAAGTGCTTGATTTTAAAGAGGTTTTTCGAGCCCTGTATTGACCTGTACGGGGTTTTTTCGGTTTATGTAAGCACATGTACATATCTACACAAAAGTCGCTGGAGAGCGCATTCTAGGGCTAGAACCCTTTTTTACTAGCTCCGAGAATGTAGGACTCAAAATTGACGGTCGGGCTCCATCTCAAAATGTCCTTACCCTTATCAATACAGGCTAAAGTTTCCTTTGCCTCGCCCGGGCGTTCTGGTCCATGAGAATATACACCACCAATCATCCTAGCCAGTTCAAGGATAGAGTAGTTTTCCCCCGCGCCAATATTAAACACCTGACCAAATGCACGTTCATCAGTCGTCTTCGATGCCAATAAATTAGCCCACACTACATCTTTCACATGAGTAAAATCTCGTCTCTGTAATCCATCACCAACGATTGACATTGGTATGTTATTCTTACGCTGTTTTAAAAACTTACCTACAACAGGAGCATATTCACCGCGAACAGGTTCTCGCGGACCATAGACATTGAAATATCTAAACGTGATAGTTTCCAGCCCAAACAAATCATAGTAAACGCGACACATATTCTCACCAGCTAATTTGGATACTGAATATGGATTTAAACAGTCAGTCTTCATAGACTCTTTTAATGGAAGACTATTATCGCGCCCATATACTGATGAACTAGAAGAAAACATTACCCGTTTGACACCAGCCAGTCGAGAGGCTTGAAGAACATTGCACGTTCCGATAGTATTTACCTTCAGAGCAAGAACGGGATTTTTAATACACGGTTGAATTCTAGATTCTGCGGCAAAATGAAATACCAAATCAATATCTTCAAATCGTTTTTCTATAGCCGAATAATCCGATATATCATCATGAAAATATTCAGCTTCTTTATTGTAGTAAAACTGGTCATGACACTCAGAAGATAAATTATCTATCACCTTAACAGAATGACCCTCTAATATTAACTCATTGACCATGTGGCTTCCTATGAAACCACACCCACCTGTAACCAATGTCTTCATCACTATTTATTTCCTATCATTAACTGGTGGGCCCGGTGGGACTTGAACCCACTATCGCGGCTTTATAAGAACCGTGCATTTACCAGTTATGCTACGGGCCAATAAAAATAATTTTAAAATACTTTTTCAAAAACGTGTACCCAAAGGATACATAAGGTGTAGCCGTTAAAAGGATAGCCTATACTAAGAAATGCTAAGCCCATACTTAGCTATAAAATAAGCATCAACAACATCGCTGACAGGACTAATAACATTACTTGACCTAGGAGTAAGATCCGAGCGTAAATCCACATTCGGGTTTTCATTAACAAACGCTTCATACATTTTCTCCTTGTTCGCATTCCCCTTCCCTGTTGCATATTTCTTAACTACAGTAGGGGGAACGATTTCAAAATCCAGCTTTGCATCCCATAAGTTATATTTAAGAACTGCTGTATTTTCTGCAATATGAAATACCTTTCCAGTAGAGCCATATGAATAACCCTCTATGTATACCATATCAACTTTATGAACAGACATGAGCATATCTAATGCCCAGGTAGCAATATCATCATATCGGTCTTCATCTGTTTTCCATTGACCATGATTCTCTCCCCAAAGTCTACCTTCATGAAACTTATCATATTTTTTGAGATTGGATCTAAAATAATGATAGGTAGTCTCGAATGAGAATTTTCCCTTTTGGGTATCATGTACACATATGGCTGGGCATGATAAAGAATAGTCAATTCCTGCAACAATCATAAATCTTCTTCTCTCACATTATATTCACCACAAAAAGGACAGTAGTGAGAATTTTCATGCAGAAAATCGTCCCCTAGTAAAATACTATACTGAGCTTCACAATTTCTACAATCAAGTGTCTCTACAGACAATTCTTCTTCTGGTATAACTTCCATTTATATTTCACACCCCGTTGCAGCACTACACGCTAATTCTTGTGAACCTATTGTTTGGTCAGTAGATTCATAATTAGCCAATAGCATCCAATCTACATTTTTTGGCATACTATTTTTTGCGGCTGTGTAGTCTTTTCTACTACAATCTATATAGGGTGCTTGTTTATAGATATGATTAGAGAATGGCAGAAATGATACTCCGCTCATCTCATCAAAATGTTCATATACCCATGCGCCAACTTCAATCCATTCCTCTTCCTTTACCGATACGGTGCATGAAGGTTTGTGTTCACACCAATGGCGCTGATATGTCAGCCAATGCTCCAATTGCTCAATGGCTGTCAGATCAGTTCGGAAGATAGCTTCTTGGGGTGCTTCCATAGGAAACGAGAATACATAATTGTGATCGGGTTGAACCACATCATCCTCTACAGGAAATCCTGACTCAACCATCATTTTAGCCAAAGGATCTTTTTTGTCAGCACGAATAGTGCGTATGTAGTGAGGATTATGGCGAGCATGTATACCACTAGAAGCATCAACAAGTTGTGATACAGTTCCTGAAGGCTTGACACAAGTAATCGCAACCGCTTGGTTAATTCCGAGCTTTTTAGCCCAGTCTTTATTCGTTTCAATTGAAATTGACTTGAGTTCTTCAAGCCGCTTAGACAAGCCATCTTTCTTTCCGTTCGTTAATACGTTATCCATAATTCCAGTAAGACTCACACCAAGCAACCTTTCTTCTTCACAATTCTTACTCCACCCACTACCTATATATCTAAAATTCATGAGTGTAGCTTGAATTGTACCTAAAATAGTTGCCCGACGCACCTTTTCTCGGAGGGTTGACATTGTATCTTCGGGACGAATAACAACCTCAGAAAGATTGCAGAATTCCTTTGAACGAAGCACAATCTCTGAACAAGGATTCGTACCAAATTCATGGTCAGGATCTCGCCGACCGCTTTTAGTTGCTTGCTCTTGGCAGGCTAATCGCGAAAAGATTCCTCGCTCGCCGCTTTTACTTTCATACAACGAAAGCCATTCGGCCATGAAGATTCCGATGTCAGGCTTCTCTGTATATGCAGCAGAGTTATTAGAAAGAGCCCTCTGTGATTCTGTACCTTGCCATTGACCACTCTTTGCATGACGCATTCGTTCGTCAGATAGATTGGAAAGTGAAAGAAGGGCTGAGGGTCGAACCCCGCCGACCACGACAATCTCTGCAATTTTACAAACCAAGTCGTGGCATTCTAGTGAGGTGAGCTTTCGCCCTGCTGCGCCCGAGAAAATACGAACGGCAAAGTGAAACAGGTCATCAAGGGGCTGTGGACCAGAAGCTCTTCCCCCAAAGGTTTTTAATGGCGCGCCAGCTGGTCGAATACGAGAAAGATCCCATGAAGGAATCTGCCCACTATAGAGCATGGCAATCAATTCTTTGAGAGCCTTTGCCCAACCCAACTTGCTGTCGGGCACAATGATAGAAGTGTCCGTTGGATGAAATTCTTCTGAGACAAAAGGAAGCTGATTTACTGATTGTCGTTCTACAGAAAAACCAACACCTGTACCATTCATTAGAATGTAAAGAATCTCATCAAATGCGCGAGGGGAATCAATGGCAACATACGAACAATTATAACCGGCAATATTCTCGCGAGCCAATGCTTCACCAGCAGTCATTAGACACCGCATGGATGGCATTACTTCAAGTTTCAATACTGCCTGTTCTAATTCTTCTCGCTCATTCTTTGTCAGCTTACCTTTTGTAAACTCTTTAAGATGCCACTCAAAAAAATCGAAATATCGCTTTACGGTTTCGTCCCAAGTTTCTCGTCTACCTTCTTCAGGTAACCAGCGTGCATATCTTGATAGATGGATATACTGCTGGTATGTCGTTGGGAGAGTATTATACTTTACCGTTGTCGGTGCTGTTGCTGCTGTTGGTGTCATTATGGTCGGTTTCCCCTCTTAAATGTTTCCAAGACACAGGAAAAATATTCCGTGCCTCCTCTGAAATTCTATTTGCAATATACCGCGTTTCTTTTTGCGTATCTTTCGCGCACCTGAGATTACAGACACGCGCAAAGGCATATAAACTTCCAGTCCAATACCACTCAGTAAATGAACTAAGAGGAAGAACCATTCTAGCCTGCTCGGCACATACACCCGCATCTAACATCTGTTTATATAGATTATTCGCTTTCATATATAGCAACATTACATTGTCATCAATATGACCTTTTTCATTTAAATGTTCAATTTTATCAGATTCAGAAGAACCTTGCTTGACATTCTCTGGATTGGCACGCCATGTGTCTGGCATATAAAATTCAGGATCGTCTTTGACATACCTCCGACTAACTTCATTCCAGGTAAGACCGATCTGATGTTTTACCAATTGCCGGGCTACAAAAATTGGTGCTTTAATTCTAAACTGTAAAGAACAATGACCAAAGGGAGTCCAATGATTATGGCGAGCTAAGTATTTAATTAACTTCTCATCTCCGCCTTTGAACTCCTTACTTTGCTTATTAAAACTGACTCTGGCTGCATTGACTACGGTAAGGTCTGTTCCCATACTGTCAATCAATTCCACATTCATATCATCCATTAGCATTTTTTCCATCCACTCAATTTAAATTTTGCTTGCAGCCCGGATAATTTATTCCTATTTATCACACCCTCGATTTTTTCGGCTGTCCGTCCTGCAAGCACCATGTCGTTAATATCTTTTTCTAAAATATTTTCTGGCCAGAAACAAATTGTCCATCCAGCCTCAATAATCTTGGCCATTCGATTTACTATTTCTTTGTTTCTCGGTTCGTTGTCGAAAACAATCGTCGTAGTCTTTTTATCGACCCACCCATCAAGACGAGAAAAGTCGGCACCGCCCACAGCGATAGCATTGCGAATGAAAAGTGAATCAAGGGCTCCTTCAACCACAATAGTAGGGGTTCGTTCATCCCATTTATCCAATCCAAAAATTAAAGGTTCGTTCTCGGCATTGAACTTCAATGCAAGATACCTTAAACCTTTATCGTTATCAAGGGCTCTACCTGTCAGCCCTGTCATATTTCCTTCGATGTCACAGAACGGCAATATCAATCTTTCGCAATGCCCTGCAATCCTATCTTTATACTTAGGGGATAGCAATTCTAGCTTTTCTTCATCGTCTATGTAATATAAACCCTTCGCCTTATCGTGTGGTATTTTTCGTTTAATGATGAATTGATTAGCCACATGATCGTCTGGTAAGGCCGATAAACGAAAAGCCCCAATACCTGCAAGCAATTTCCCTGGGGAATGCTTTGCGAATACCGGGGCGTCAAATTGAAATTCTGGTTTTGATTCAGGCGCCTTAGAGCTTACGCCTGACTTGTATCGTTCCATTACATATTGCCCGTGCAACGTAGAGTCAATATGCTTAATGAGATTACCCAATGAACGACTGTCGCCGCAGTTGTGGCATTTGTAGATCAGAGATTCTTTTCTACGAAACACATAACCGCGGGCTTTGTATTTGTTCTTTTCAGAATCGCCACATACGGGGCAACGAAAATTATACAACTCTTCTGACTTCTGCTTGAAGTGTTCCAACTGTGAAGAAAGAAGGCGAATATATTTGTGGTCAATATAAATCATAATGAATAAAGTATAGCAGACCTATACAGAAATAGCAATGCTTATTTTATGCCTAGGGACTCTCTTACCTGGGCACGAAAGGTTGACTGTTCAATATCTAATTCATGAAGCGTGCTTCGCAACTCTTTAAGTTCTTTATTGAGTGCGG